GACAAGCTGACGGCCACCATCACCGTGCTGACCGCACTCCAAGCCTACCTGGCGACGAAAGGAACCACGCCATGAACGCAGCCGCCCTCGTGGGCCTCTCGCTGCAACTGCTCACGCAGCTGCAGACCTACCAACTCGCGATCGCCAAGGCGCAGGCCGAGAACCGCGACGTGACCGACGAAGAACTCGCTGCGGCGAAGACCGAGGCGATGGCCGCCATCGACAGGCTGGCCGCAGGCTGAGCGCGCCTGCGCAGCGACAAGGCCGCCTACGGGCGGCCTTTTCGTTCGTACAAACCTTCGTCGTGCAACCAAGCGTTGATGCGCTTGGCGATGCGTCCGGCCGGATAGCAGATCGCTTCCTCTTCCAGTTCACCGACATCGCACCACAGGTCCTTGCGGTGTCGACGAGCGTAAGCGAAGGCCGCGTGCACGGACTCGTGGGTCACGATCTCCATGTTGAGGTGGCCCAGCACCAGGCCCATGATCGCGAAGTAGCGCGGGTCACACACCAGCGTTGAGCGTTCGCGGCCACCTGCGATGTCAATCCGCTCGTAGCCAAGCCCGTTGACGGCACCGAGGCACTTCGGCCCAAGGGTATCGCGACCGAGCACGTGCTTCCAGAAATGGCGCAGATCGGCTTGGCGTTCGAACACGACGGCCTTCAAGCGCAGCCGCGCGCCGCTGGTCACATAGATGTCTGCTGCCGAGACAATACCCCGAGCCTTGGGGTGCGTGCTGATCCGGCGCGGCAGCCCCGGCTTGACGTGCTCAACCCGCATGCTTGAGCCACAGATCATCGTGCTCCGCACCGGGCCAGCCCTCATTGAAAGGCCCGCCGTTGGTGAAGTGCGCGATGCCGAGGTTGTCGGGCTGTGGCTGCTCGTTCACAAGCCAGTTCCAGGCCGGGTCGAGTGCGCCGATCTCTTCGTCGTGCAGCCAGTAGAAGCCGTGGAGCTCCTGCCGGGTGCGGTGGTTCACGTCCCACAGCGACAGGCGCCGGTTGGCCGGGTGATCGCAGTTGAACAGCATCACGCTTGACCAGTTCTTGCGCGGGTATTCGTTCTGGTACTGCTCCATCATCTTCACGGCCCGAGTCGGCTCGTGCTCGTGCTTGACCACGCTCAGCGGCAGCCGCGATGGCACCTCGCGCAGCATCTCGCGCGGATCGCGTTCGAACACCGTGTCGCAGTCGACGAAGAGCGCCATGCCGCCTTGGCACAGGATCGGCACGAGGAAGCGGCTGATGTTGAACCTCGTGCTGTAGTGCGCGTTGCTCACGAGGTCGTATTCCTGCATCGTGCGCTGGTCGACCGGCCGCGTCAGCAGACCCCGGGATCGCAGGCCGGCGAGACTCAGGAACTCCGGATCGATCTCGCCGCGCGTCGCGTCGAGCAACGACTTGAGGCAGACCGCTGCGGCCTTGTGCTCGCGTTCGTCGTAGCCGATGTAGACCTTCATGCCGGCACCATGATGTAGTCGCCGCCGATCTCTTCGGCGACCGAGTAGCCCAGTTCCTGCAGGAAGCGCACCGCGCCCTGCGGCTCTAGGCCGAAACGGCGAGCCATGTCGCGCTTCTGCTCCACGCAGATCACCGGTCGGCAGCGCTTGATCGTCTTGACGCCGCCGCGCAGGGCCTTCTCTTCAAAGCCCTCGCAGTCGACCTTGATCAGATCCACGTCGTCGAAGTTGAACGAGTCGAGCGTGCGCATCGGAATCTCGGTGCCTGGGCGCACCTGCGAGTCGCCGCTGCTGCCGTTGGTGGTCTCGATGGTGCACGTGCCCTCGGCATCGCCCATCGCGCAGGCATGCAGCGCCACGATCTCCGGGCTGCTGTGCCCGAGCACGTTGCGTTCAAAGCAGGCACGATGCACGGCCACCGGTTCGAAGGCGTGCGTGAAGGCGAAGTGCGGCAGCATGTTGTAGGCCCACAGGCCGACGTGCGCGCCGATGTCGACGTACAGCCCGTCGCGACCTTGGCAATGCTTCAGCACCGCCAGCTGCTTCTTGCCTTGGTAGGACGAGCGGCCGTTGAGCATGATGCGGTTCTTGGAGTTCGCCATCCACTCCAGCATGTGCTTCTCGTGAGCGGGCCACCACCAGCCGTCAACGTACTTGATGTTCATTCAGAACTCCAGTGAGAGCGTCCGCGACCTCGCGAACAGTGATCGCCTCCATGGACTTGCGGCAGGAGGCGCAGTTGATCCGCATGCCGCACGTCTTGCTGGCGTGCCGGATGTTGCGGTGCTGGGCGTAGCCGGTGATGCTCGGGTCGATGAACTCGGACCACAACACCACGGCTGGCGTGCCGACCGCTGCGGCACCGTGCATCAGGCCGCCTTCGGTGGTCACGATGGCGCGGCAGACTGACAGCACCGCCAGGGCCTGACGGAAGGTGGTAGTCGGCATGCGGCTCACGCCATCGAGCCAGTCGCTGCCGGAAGGGCCGCACTGCACGAAGTGGTGTGGGGTTTTGTGCACCAGTTCCTGCCAGCGGTCGCGGAACCACAACTTGTTCTTGTGCCCCGGAGCCTTGCCGTTCGGCTCGATCATGATCTTGCCGCGGCAGCACTCGGCGAAGTTGAGCTCGGCGTCGGTGAAGAACATCTCCGCCGGGATCGGCGTGTACGGCTTCCACGTCCACCGGCCGACGCTCTTGGCCGCGATGTAGGGGCGGTTGCCGGAAGAACTGATGACGCGCACGAAGCCGCCAGCGGGCAGCGGCTTGCGCAGGATGTACGGGTTGCCTTCGAAGACCTCGGACCACTGGGGTTTACCCACAGGATCCGTGATCAACACGGGCCTGCCGGTCTTCTCGTGGGCCGCACGGGCTTCGCCGGCCGCCATGATTTGATCACCCCAGCCGATGATCGCTCTCCTTGCGCCGCTGTTTGTAGGCCTTTGAGTACCGATGCCCTGTGGCGCGGGAGTAGTTGCGTTGGTACTCGTAGGAACAGATTCTGCAACGGACACCTCCCTTGCGCGGCAACAGGTTGGTGCCGACGATGGCGTGCCCTTTTGGGCAGATTGCTCGGCGGGCGCGTAGACCGCGCTGATGGTTAATCAGCGGAGTGACCGCTTCCATGTGATCTGGGTTCACGCATCGGCGGTTACGGCACAGGTGGTCAATCACCAGCCCTTCGGCAATTCTGCCGCGTTCCTGCTCGTAGATCCAACGATGCGGCTTGACTTGCCTGCGCGATCCATCTGTGCGACTGCCGATTTTTATCTGCGCCGCATAGCCGTCGCGGTCTAGCGCGCCCAGCCAACACCAGCAGCCTGTCGCGGCGTCCGCAAGGTATTTGCTAGCAAAACGCTCGCGGTCAGAGATCAGATTCTTAGCCATATCAAAAAGCTAAGGCGTCTCTACCAGCACGAAGGGGATGCGCGTGGCCTCGGAGTAGGCGGCGAACTTGCGCTCCCACCACTCGTAGGGTTGAACCGTCACGTGCATGTTGGTGCCGTCGGGGAAGGTCTTCTTGGCCGGGCGGCAGCACACCGACGCCCAGATGATCAGGCGACCGTAGCCGAAGAGCCGCTCGATGAGTTGATCCACCTCATCCTCCGGCACGTGCTCCAGCACGTCGCTGCAGATCACCATGTCAAACTTGCCCGCCGGCAGGATGTCGTCGCGGCGGAAGGCCGGGTCGTACAGCGTGACGTTGGGCCGGGGGATGCCGAGTTGGTGGTGCAGCTTGTGCGGGCTGCGGTAGGCGTCGCCTCGGCCGCAGCCGTAGTCCAGCAGCGTCTTGGGCTTGTGCTTGTTGGCCAGCTTCTTCAGCGCGTCGGTGTGCTGCAGCACGGACAGACCGGCGAAGTTGGAACTGTCCTTGGCGGCGATCTCTTGGTAGAGAGGGACGAGACGGCTCACTTGTTTCTCCGATAGTACCCAACCCATTCCCCGAATGCGCCTTCGTTGCCGGCGTGCTCCAGATAAAAGCCGCCGTTCTTCATGACGGTGCCGATGTGGTGCGGCTCGCTGTTGGATCGCGGGTCGATGATGGTCGGCGCGTGCGCCGGCGGCAGGCGCAGCACCACCATGTCCAGCGCTGCGGCGGCCAGGCGTGCCGCCACGGCCGTGGGGTTGCGCACCTTCTGCAGCAGCGCCAGCGCGATCACGATGTCGTAGTTGCGCTTGGGTTGCCACACGTTGGCGTCGCCGACTTCGAAGGTGATCGGCAGATCGCCGCGCAGCTTGTTGCCCACCTTCACGTGCTCCGGCACGATCTCGACGCCGTGCACTGCGATCGCGCCGGCCTTGGCCAGTTCGATGCTGATCAGGCCCTCGGCGCAGCCCACGTCAAGCACGGTCTTGCCCCGCGCTTCCATGAACAGCCGATCCAGGCCGTTGAGTTGTTGGTCGAGCGTGCGGTCGCCCGGCCGCCCCGGGGTGGAGAACCACCCTTTCAGTTGTTTTCCAGCCATCGCCATGCAACTCCGTTCTTGAACTCTTCCAGGGTGAACTGATTGTCCGCCAGAATTTCGAGGAAGTGGGTGCGCTCTGCGAAGTTCGGCAGCCGCGGTTGCGCGACTTGTTCTTGCGTGAGCGGGCCGGTCAGTGCGTGCGCGGCGCCGCTCTCGCTGATGGCCGGGATGCCCTCGTAGAGCGCGGTGATGGCGCTGGCCGAACTCCACGTCACCACCAGCGCCGCGTCGTCGAGGTCACGGTGCAGTTCGACGTATGCCGTGGCCTTGTCGCGCTGCCACGGCCGCACGCGGATGCGCGGCCCGTAGCCCCAGGCGTTGAGCTTCTCCACCGTCTCGCGCAGCCAGTCGCCTTTGCGGCCGAGCGTGGACTTCATGAAGTCGTCCGACTGCGGGATCACGAGGATCTTGCCATCAGGCTTGTGTCGCCAGTCCTTGACGGTGATGCCCAGCTTGGCGAAGCGCTCGCCAGTGCTGGTCTTGCCAGTCGGGTCTACCTGTAGCGCGTTCTTTGTTGCGCGGAAGTAGATGCCGCGATGAGGGTCCGTGTAGGCGTTGTCGATGTACCACCACGTGCCCTGCTTGGCGCGCTGGAAGGCCTGCATCACGCCCTCGGTACCGAAGAACACGGCGCCGGTCGCGTGCCGCGGTGCCCCGGCCGCGAAGGCGTGGCAGATCAGCTTGGACTTGGCCTTGCCGGGTACAGGGTACAGGGTCAGTGCCACTTCGGCCCCCATCCTTCTGCCTTCATGCGAGCGAACGGCTCGCCGCTGGCGATCTCGTCAAAGTGCCACTGTGCGTGGGCCATGCGTTGCAGCGCCGCCTCGCGGCCCTTGCCCCACGTCTCGCAGATCCAGTGCGGCGCGAAGTGCTGCACCGGCACGCCTTCGACCAAGGCCCGCACGCCGATCGCGCTGCTCCAGATCACGACGCTGCGTGCCCGGGAGATCGCCGCGAGATCCTTCTCCAGCTTGCCCTTGTCGCCAGGATGCTGCATCAGCTTCACCGGGTACGGCGCGTGCCGCTGCAGCACCTTCACCATGGTCGGCCCCCAGTTCGGCGGGCTGGCCATCAGCTGCGAGCCAATGCCGCGCTGCTCGCGCACGAGGATGTACTCACCATCATCGCGCGGCGGCTTGATCGCGAAGCCGAGCTTGGCGAAGCGGTCATCGGCGCCGACCGGGAACCAGCCCGAGCCGTTGTGGCCGTGGGTGGCCAGCGCGTAGTAGGTCTTGTCGGTCTGCTGCAGGTAGCCGTTCTCGGCCACGATCACGGTGCCGCCTTGCCGCTCCCACTCATGTGCCTGCGTTTCTTCAGCGCCACGTTTTTTGTTCCAGCAGATCCAGAGATCGTCGGGACCGCCGGGTCGCCTGCTAAGTGAAATGGTATAGCCCAAGCGCTTTAACCCTGACTCAAACGCCTGCCTGCGGTAATAGGGCTCTGCACGAATGTTGAGTACCGCAATCTTCTTCACAAAAGCCCCAGCATTTTGTTTGTTAGCGCAAACGGCCCAAAGCGCGCAACAGCTTCAGCGTCATACCTTTTAGCAGCCTCTTGTGGCGTCTTAAAAGTTCCAATGTACTTCGTAGCCAGTTGAACACGCCAACGATTGCACCCGGGGGCTTTAGAGACTCCCTTAAATCCGCTAGTGTTATCGGTACGAAGTCGGCTATTGGCTAGATTTTGCGAGGGGGTGCAAGGTCTAAGGTTGGCAACGCGATTACTGCCATCAAATCGGTGATCCGTGTGTTGCGAGGGCCACTCTCCCGTTTGATAGAGCCAAGCCAGTCGGTGCGCGTGATATAAGACCCCATCAATTCGAATTTTCCAATACGCTTTCCCGCCGCTTTGTCTGCTTATACAACCCGCAACAAGCCCTTTCGCAGAACGACGGCCTTTTCCGCTACTACGCCAAGTAAAAACGCCAGTGGCGGGGTCGTATTGCAAAAGCTCTTTAAGCCGTTTTTGCGTTAGCACTTCGCGAGCTCCTGCTCCAGATCACCCATCGGGAAGCACGTGAGCGCCGACCCCGGGGTGCAGTTGATGACTTCCACGCCTTCGTCCTTCAGATCCTTGGCCAGCACGCCCATCTTCTTGCGCCACTCTTCGAACTGCTGGCCCTGCACCAGCGGCTTCGGGTGGTCAGGGTGCCAGTGCTTCTCGCCATTCGGGCCGGGCTTCATGTCCATGCCCACCAGCAGAATGCGGCGCGCGCCAAAGTGGTACGCCAAGTTGATCGCTCCGGCGCCGCTGTTGCCGTTCACGCGCAGGCCCCGCTTGCCCAGGCCGTCCTTGGCTTCCCACCGGATGTGCGACAGCTGGAACTGCTCGGCGGCAGCCAGATCCTGCGTCCACAGTCGGCGAGAGCTATTTGGCGCGTGCTTTTTGGCGGCCATGTGGTTGTGCTTCCACCAGAGGTAGTCGCAGCCGTAGATGACATCCGGGTACGGCAACTTGGTGTAGCTGCTGTTCACGGCGATTGTCATCACGTGCGGTTTGATGAGCGCGACTTGCTCGTCAGTCAGGCTCGGGCCGCTGGCGACGACCACGACCGTGCGGCCGTGCCAGCGGAGAAGCGGGGCCGGAGTCACAGCCCGCAGAGCCGCCGCATTTCGGCGTCGTAGTCGGCCAAGAACGCGGAAAAATTCCGCTCCAGTGTCAGGTCAGCGACGGAGTAACCAAACCGCCCCGCGGCCTCGTTGAGCATCGTCTGCAGGTCGTACTCGCGCGGGAAGTCGTTGCGCATGTGCTCCGGCGTGTTGTCGAAGTCTTCGAAGGCCGTGATCTTCTGTTTGGCTTCGATGGCCTTGATCATCTGGTCTTCGTAGGCACGGTACTCGCGCCGAGGAATGCCCAGCGCGAACGGCTTGGCGCGGGCCGAGTTGATGTGCTCTTCCGGTTCGGGCGGCAGAAAGGCTTGGCAGCCGAGAAGGTGGTCACGCATGGCAGACTCCTGAGAGTTGTGGAGCAGATGATACGCCTAGCGGACGGTGCCTTGCAAGCGATCCGATACCAGCTTGGCGTAGCCGGCAATGTCCACCCACGAGTCGTCGTAGTCCGGGTCGCCGTTGATGATGCGGCCGATCTTGTGCGCGATCATCTCCAGCGCCTCCCACTGGTCGTCAGCCAGGGCCTTGCCGCGTTTGGCGAGTTCCTCGGCCATCACGCGCTTGAGACGCTGGGTGACCTCGGCGTGCCCGATGAAAGGGCCGTAGCGGTTGCCGCGGTCGGTGAGAGTTTGGGTGATGCTGTCGGTCACAGAAGTTCCTCCACAAGATGGATCTTGATGCCCAGTCGATGGGCGATGTGCATCTCCAGATGCGCGCCCTGCGAGTTCTGCCATCCGGGCATGAGCGCCAGCGCCTCGCAATCACACAGGTGCTTGATGTCTTCGCGCAGGCACTGCTGCCACGACAGCGACGAGTCGGGGTTCACCTCGGCGGGGTTGACGACCTCGTAGCCGGCGGCGCGCAGCTTGGCGGCCGTGGCGTGAAACGCCGGGTAGTTGGACTCCGGTATGCCCGTCATCGGGCCGGACAAGTAGACCTTCACGCGATGTCCTTCGGTTTAAGAGCCAGAGCGTCCATGGTGGCGTCGAGCACGCCACGCTTCTCGATTAGCCGTTCTGCAACGGCCTCGTCGATGGTGTCGCGAGCGATGATCTGGTAGACCAGCACCTCGCGGTCGAGACCCGCCTGCATCTGCCGCATCGGCCCGATCCGTTCGATGATCTGGTCGTGTGGGTCCAAGTCGTAGGCGAGCGCGAAGAAGACGATGATGTGGCACACGTTCTGGAAGCCGTCCACGCCGTGGCCGATGCTCTGCGGGTGCACGAAGGCGAGCTCGATCTCGCCGCGCTTGAACGCATCCTCGTCGGCCTTGGTGTTGATGTGGCGGCCGTGCGGGAAACGCTTCTTGAGCCGCGCCAGGTCGGGCTTGAAGTGATAGGCGACGAGGATCGGCTCGCCGTCGTTCTCTTCGATGATCGACTCCAGCGCGTCGAGCTTCTCTTCGTGGGCCTCGACCCAGTGCGACACGTCGCGCTCGATCTGCTCATCGGAGCCGGTGTAGACCGCGCCGTTGGCCAGCTGCTGGCACTTGATCACCTTGCCCGACGCCGCGAAGGCCTCGATGTCGTGGCCGCCGATGTGCGTGAGCATGTCACGCTCCATCTCGCGGTACTTCTTGCGCGCCTCGGGCGGCAGATCGACGTACACCGGTACGACGATCGGATCCTTGATCGCGAACCAGTCCTTCGGGTTGAGGGCCAGCGTCACGTCCTTCATCAGTCCGGTGATCTCGCCGAAGGCGTGCGGGAAGGCGATGCGCGAGATGCGGGTCTTGTGCGCGTTCACCGCATCGCGTGCTCGCTTGTAACCGAACCAGCGGGACTCGAAAGCGTCGTAGGAACGACCGAGCCGCTGGCCGCGGTCAATGAACCACATCGGCGCCCACAGGTTGCTCAGGCCGTTCGGGGCGATGGTGCCGGAGAGGTTGATCCAGCGACGCACCTTGGTGTGCGCGACAGACGCCAGGGCCTGGGCGCGCTTGCCGCCCTGCAGCAGGCGGAAGCTGCGCAGCTTGCTCGCCTCATCGGCCGTCACCGTGTCGAACGGCCACGCCTCGCCGAGATGCTCAACCAGCCACGGCAGGTTCTCGTAGTTGATCGTGTAGATGTCGGCCTTGTCGTTGCGCAGCGCCGCGATGCGCTGATCCTTGGTGCCGGTGATCGGCTGCACCTTGAGGTGCGCGAACTCGTGCCACTTGACCGGTTCCTCCGGCCAGGTGGAACGCGCCACGCGCAGCGGCGCCGTCACGAGGTGCTTGCCGACCTCACCCAGCAGCCGCAGCCGGTCGTGGATCTCCAGCACGGCCGGGGTCTTGCCCATGCCCATGCGGGCCAGCAGGTTGCAGCGCTTGTGCTCGACGCCGAAGTCGATGAGGGGCGGCTGCCACGGCCGCCAGTTGAGAGTCTTCACGGGTACTTACGTCGGATGTCTGCCGCGAGCTCCGGAAGAACGTCTTGGCAGGCATCGGCGTAGGCACGCAACGCCACCTTGGCAAAGGGGTCGTGCGTCAGGTCCAGCGTGAAGTATTCAGCGCCTTCACGATCGCCACCGGGCGCATCGCGTCCGTCCTTGCGCGCTACGTTGAACTTTTGGTACAGACCTCTATTTTCAGGCATGGTGCTTTCCTTTGCGCAGCCAGAAGTACACGATGAAAGCGGCGAGCATCTTGCTGGCTGTCATCAAGACAACGCCGCCGACAGAGAAGAACCCGATCAACCCAAGAAACACCGCAGAGTCAACCGGTGTACCGAGAGCGCTTGACAGGAGAACCCGCTGTGCGAGAGGCCGCTTGCTGAAGGTGTAGACCGCCCAATCAACGAGTTCACTGACGAGGTACGCCGCGCAGCTGGCGATAGCCACTGCCGGGGAAGCCATGAAGTAGGAGATCACTGCACCGACAAGCATGATCAGCAACACCTTGTGCCCCACCTCACGCTGCGCGAAGTCTCGCAGCACAAAAACGAAACCGACCGCAAGCGACATCGGGGGCCACCCGTGGATAAGCGGAACATGCACGAAGCCGATGTTGATTAGCACGACGGAAACGAGGTAAAGAACAGAGTACATGAAAGACCTTTCAGTAAAGGGGTTCGTCAAACAATCCTGTGACCTTGGCGGTCCACGCTTTGGCTTCTCTCCAACTGTTGGCGTCCCGGCCTTGCTTGCGCGCGGCATACGACCAGGCCATAGAGTCTGCAGTGTGCAAGAGTTCTCGCACCAGAGGAGACCGCAGCGCGGTCATCTTCAAACCGAAACCGTGCAAGCGCAAGTCAGGTCGCTCTCGCTTGATGGCGAGAAGCACGGACTCAATCGCTTTTGGGTCACCGTTTCGTTTGCAGACTGAGCCGACCCCAACCCACGCGCCGTGCTCTAGCCGATCGCCGTACTGCCGCAGATGAGAGACGTACTCTTCCGGTGCGTAACCTTGCAACACCGGCATGATGTACGTCTTCCCTGCGTCCCACACCAACGTCAGATCGTCGTAGCGTTCAATCGTCAGGCGCTGGTGCTCTGCAATCGTGAGCCCTGTCTTCTTGAGCATCGCCGGCTCACACATCCAATCTTGAGACACTGCGGCGAGTAAGTTGCCGTTGTTCTCCCAGCGCTTGATCTGCTCGGCGTACACCTTCGGACTGTCGGGGTAGCGCCCGTGCTTGTAGATGGTAGTGAAAGCGCCGCTGTCCATAATCCAGTTGTTCACAGGGAAATTGGACTTGCGATCACGAATGGTGTTGATCGAGATGAAAGCCGCGTCAAAGTGCTGGGCGTCTGCTGGATGATGAAGCCCGGTAAAGAACTTCACAGCGGCGGCAACCATTCATCCAGTTGCTCTTCGGTACTGATCACCAGCACCACGCAACCTGCGGCCCGCATGCGCTCGTGCTCGCGCAGCTGCCCGACCGTGGGCTTGCCGCCTGGGGCCTTCGTCTCGATGAAGGGATGATGCATCTCAACCCCCGCTTCGTCACCCCAACCGATCGGGTGCTTGCAGTCGAACGGAAACAAGCACAACACGTCCGGCGCGAACCGGCGGCCCAGCCACGACACGGCGCGGATCTCGCCGCCGTAGGCTTCGACTCGCGCCTTGAGCTTCGCTCGCAGTTTGCCTTCAGCGGCCATTCCAGATACCTCTCGGTTTCTCCATGATTGAGCGCAGCGAGTTGTCCACGCGGTCGATCAGTTCAAAATGGTCGGGGTTCACGCACAGCCGGTTGCCGCACAGGTGCTCGACCGTCTCGTGATCGGGGTCCAGTGGTCGCCCTTCCAGCGCCTCGGCCATCACGCGGTGCGCACGCAGCGTGCGGTACGTGCCACCCTTTTCGTACACGTTGACCTTGCCGTAGGGCCAGCGCTTGCCGTCCGTCTTGCCGGTCCACAGCCAGCAGCCGTTCTCGTTCTGGTCGTCAGGCTTGTTGCTGTTGGCCACGAGCCGTTCGTACAGTGAGTTGTAGCGCTTACTCATGTGCAGCGCCCTTCGCCCGGCGACGCGCCGTGATGTCCGAGCCGGAGCACAGGTGCGCCGGCATGCGCAGACCGATGTTGGTGGACTCGCACGTCACGTAACCCTTACCGCAGCCCATGCAGGTGCGGCGCCGGTACACGCAACTCTCACTGCGCCGGGTCTCGTACACCGGCTGTTTGCGGCCGCTGCCGCAGTGCGGGCACTTCATTCCGGCACCACGTCGAAGTCGTCACCGCTCAGTTCGCACACGTGCTCGACGCCGGGCT